GATGGCTACCACTTGTATGAGGTGTTCGACAACCAAGAGTCAGACGAGATGCACACAAGAGTCAAGTCTAAAGAAGTAAAGGACATCCTTAGTTTCATATGGAGATATGAAGCAGACAAACTATTTAACAAAAACAAATGAAGAAAATATTATTTAATCAATTCGTGGAGAGGGTCGCCAAGACTTTCTCCATGAGAGATCCCGAAGCGATGTTCATTAGAACAAAGAGACAAGACGTAGTTGATGCAAGGCAATTGCTTTGCTACCTATGTAGCGAAAGAGACATATCACTTGCCGACATCAGAAGGCTAATGGAAGACAGGGGGTTGCCACTGAAGTACCCGGCAGTTGTTAATGGTATTAAAAAAATCAAAGAAAAGGTTGAGTCAGATCCAGACTATAAATTTTTAGTTGATATGATACAAAAATCAGTGGGCTTTGAACTAGAAAAAACAATTTAATCAAATCTAATATGTCAGAAAAAACAAAATCAGTATTCGAAACATTGAGCGCTATCAATGTGAACGACAAGGTCGAAAAGAAAAGTGGATTGACCTACCTCTCATGGGCTTGGGCTTGGGGCGAAGTAAAGAAAGTTTACCCCGATGCAGTCTATCAAGTTCTTCAAGATGCATCAACACTAAAGCCATACTTCTTCGATGAGGTTCTTGGATACATGGTGATGACCAATGTAACTATCCAAGGGCAGACGCTTGAGATGTGGCTACCAGTTATGGATGGTGCCAACAAAGCCATGAAGGCTGAGGCTTACTCCTATGCCACTCGCTATGGCGACAAGTCAGTTGAGCAGGCGAGCATGTTCGACATCAACAAGACCTTGATGCGTTGCTTGGTTAAGAACCTTGCCATGTTTGGTCTTGGTCACTACATCTTTGCCGGTGAGGATCTGCCCGAGTCAGAGTCAGATGCCATCGCTAACACAACAAGTAAGCCAATGGTGAAAGGCGCGGCGCCAAAGACTGAGGCTGCCACCAAGCCACAACTCAAGAAGGACACCGAAGATTGGGGTAAAGTTGTCAAGTGGATCGGAGAAAATAAAGACAAGAGCATCGAGGATGTAGAGAAGATTTTAAAAGCACGCTTTACAATCGCTCCTGCTGCGTTAAAAGAACTCGGGTTAATACTTGGTACCAATGGATAGGTTAGAGGTTCTTAAATCGCTTAAAAACGACCAAGAATACTATACTGGGATAGGCAAACAGTTCCTGTCAAACTCAGATGTAGGAACTTTGCTGAATAATCCTACCTCTTTTGGTACATTCCGAAAGGATGGTAAAGCCTTCGCTGAAGGGCGCTTATTCCATCAGTTGTTACTCGAGCCAGAGAAGGCAGTTGACTTCCCGGTCTGCGACACATCAACACGGACCACGAAAGAGTACAAGGCTTTCATCCAAGAGTTGGGTGTTGACTTCTGCATGCTAACCAAAGAGGTTGCCGAAGTGAACCGATGGGTGGATGCCGTCCGTCAGAACTATTCGTTCTACGAATTGATCTACGGTGATGGCAATCAGTACGAGGTGCCCGAGATTACCACCTTCCATGATTTACCATGGAAGGGCAAGGCTGACATCGTCACTCCAGAATTTGTTGTCGACTTGAAGACCACCGGTGACATCAACAAGTTCAAGTACTCGGCCCGTGCCTACAACTACGACAGCCAATGCTACATCTACCAACAGTTGTTCGGTAAGCCATTGGTATTCCTTGTCGTGGACAAAGAGACCTGTCAGTTGGGTATGTATAGACCATCGACAGAGTTCGTAGAATACGGAGCGCAGAAAGTAGAGAGAGCATCTCAAGTATACCAACGATACTTCGGGCAGAATGCCACGGAGGATATCATCAACCATTACATTAACGAAACACTATAAAAAATTATGTCACAAGAAAAAGTACTTGCAGACGGCTTCTCTTTCAAGAGAAATGAGAATGCCCCCGATTTCGTAGTTGGAAGACTCGCTATCAAAGTTGAAGACGCGGTAGCGTTCATGAAAGAAAACCAAAAGAATGGATGGGTCAACATCTCCATCAAGTACGGCAGAAGTGGTAACCCATACTGCGAACTAGACAACTTTGAACCATCGTCCATGTCGAAAAATGGTGGAGATATGTTGAAAAATGGTCAGAATATGTCGAAAAATGATGATTCCATGTTGAAAAAGACCACCGTAAATGAGGTTGATTTGAATGACGAATTGCCGTTCTAGACCAACAAACACTGGGACTAAGGGGAGTTCGCTCCCCTTTTTTGTCTCCAATTGCATGTTGAATATGTTGATTTTTTTCCCCTATTTCTTTACTTAATCTCTATTCTCTTTTATTTTTTTTTTTTTATTTCAAAAAGGGGTTAAAATCAACATTTTCAACATATTTATAGTTAAGTAATTAATAATCAATCAGTTATGAGATTCATTTTCAACATAATTTTCAACATGAATATGTTGAAATCAACATAAATCACCATGAATGTAACAATTTTTCAAAATATCAAAGACACTTCGACTCCATTTCATCGTGATGTGATGGATATTTTACAACGGGTCAAGGACGGATCGAGCAAAGACTTGGTCAAGAAGATTCGTTCGGAGAAGAACAAGACAGAGCGGAATGAATTGAAGAAACTTCTGCCTGCCATATGTTTCTCCGGCACCTTTAATAAAAGGAATGACAGCGCATTGATTGAGCATAGTGGTTTAATGTGCTTGGACTTTGATGGCTACGAGAAGCAGAAGACATTGCTTGAGGATAAGGAGAACTTATCCAAGAACAAGTTTGTCTATTCGGTATTCGTCAGCCCATCGGGCAATGGCTTAAAGGTATTGGTCAAGATACCAACCGATGCTGAGAACCATCAGAACTATTTCAATAGCCTTGAGAAGCACTTCAATTCAGTCTACTTCGACAAGACATCTAAGAACATCTCTCGTGTATGCTACGAGTCTTACGATCCATTGATACACATCAATGAGAACTCATCTATATGGGACAAAATAGAAGACGCTGAGTACCGCGAGGTGCAGCGCAATGTAGATGGGCCGACCATTACCATCACCGACGAGAACAAGATCGTGGACATCCTCATCAAGTGGTGGGCTAAGAAGTATCCAATGAGTGAGGGTCAGCGCAATCACAATGCGTATATACTAGCCATGACATTGAACGACTTCGGTATCAACCGGAGCCTAGCATCCTATGTCCTAAACCAATACGCTACCGCTGACTTCCCGCTTTCTGAGATACAGCGCACCATCGACTCTGCTTATGTGAACAAGCAGAACTTCGGAACCAAGGCATACCAAGACGAGGAGCGTATGAATCAGATACGTGCCAAGATAAGGAGGGGTGTACCAAAAAAAGAGATTCGCTTCCAACTACAGGACTCCAACTTGGATAGCGAAGTAATCGAGTCAGTACTTACCAAGATCGAGGAAGAGAATTCCAAGCAAACATTTTGGGCAAAGACTGACAAGGGAGCCATTAAAATTATTCACATACAATTCAAGAAGTTCTTGGAAGACTCGGGCTTCTACAAGTATTGCCCAGAGGGTAGCAAGAACTATGTGTTCGTCAAGGTCACCAACAACTTGATTGACCACGCATCAGAGAAGGAGATCAAGGACTTTGTTCTCACCTATCTGATTGACTTGGATGACATATCAGTATACAATTACTTCGCCGACAACACGCGATTCTTTAAGGAGGAGTTCTTGTCGCTTCTATCCACCATCGACATCTACTTCATCGAGGACTCGAAGGACACAGCGTACTTGTACTACCGCAACTGCGCGGTCAAGATAACAAGCAAGGATGTATCGTCGATTGATTACTTGGACTTGGGTGGTTACGTTTGGAAAGACCACGTGATTGACCGCATCTTCACCTTGTGTGAGGTGAGAGCGAGTTGCTATTACAACCGGTTCATTAAGAACATCTGCGCTCAAGATATGTCAAGGGTTCAGTCTATGCAGTCCACCATTGGGTTTATGATGCACGCACACAAGAGTCTATCGTTCTGCCCTGCTGTGATATTGAACGACGAGGTAATCAGCGACAACCCAGAGGGTGGTACGGGCAAGGGGTTGTTTATGAATGCACTCGGTCAGATGAAGAAGGTGGTAACCATTGATGGTAAGTCGTTCACGTTCGAGCGGTCGTTTGCCTATCAGTTGGTTTCTGCTGACACGCAGATACTAGTGTTCGATGATGTCAAAAAATACTTTGACTTCGAGCGGTTGTTCTCATTGATAACAGAGGGTCTAACGCTAGAGAAGAAGAATAAGGATGCCATCAAGATACCATTCAACAAGTCACCGAAGATTGCCATCACCACCAACTACGCCATCAAAGGTGCGGGTAATTCGTTTGCCCGTAGGAAGTGGGAGTTAGAACTGCATCAGCACTACAACAAAAACTTGAGCCCATTGGATGATTTCGGTAAGTTGATGTTCAGTGATTGGAATGACGACGAGTGGTGTGAGTTTGACAACTATATGATAGGATGCGTCAAGTCATACCTAGCCACCGGCCTAGTCAAGAGTAAGTTCGTCAACCTAAAGATACGGCAGTTGTCTGCTGAGACTTGCCACGACTTCATCGAGTGGTGTGGTCTAATAGACCATCAAGAGAACCGGTTCCTAGAACACGGAAAAAGATTAAGGCTGAATGATTTGTACGAGGACTTTGTAGATAACTACCCCGACTACGGCCCTCGCTCACGCATGACTGTGTCTCGGCAGAAGTTTTGGAAGTGGATTGTTTCCTATGCCATGTACACATCCTCCCGCGCTCCCGAAGAAGGTAGGGATATGATTGGCAAATGGCTAGTACTTAAACCAAAGGAGGTGCAATATGATGACGGAGTTGATCAATAGGATCCCCGGCTTCAGTGACATGGACATGTATCTGTGGTGTAAGAAACTGCAAGAGGCGTGCGAGTCTACGATAGTGCACAAGAAGAAGACAAAGGATGGCGTAGTAGATACCATCGAGCGTATGTTCGAGACCAATGATCCAGTTGAAAATAGAATAAGTAATAGCATGAAATTTTATTTAGAAAAAATGCAAAAAGGAAAAATTGAATTTAGAGATTACCAAATAGATATCATGGAAAAAGGAGTCGAGTGTCTTCAAAGACACCGGTTCCTTTACTTAGCCATGGAGGTGAGGACAGGCAAGACGCTGACATCTCTTGGTATCTGCGATAAGGTGGGAGTAAAGCGCGTGCTGTTCGTCACCAAGAAGAAAGCCATCTCTTCCATCGAGCAGGATTACATTATGCTAGGGCCGGGCTTTGAGATTGACGTGATCAATTACGAGAGCCTCCATACTATCGATAATAAGTGGGACGTGGTGATACTAGATGAGGCGCACTCACTGGGTGCATTTCCTAAGCCAAGTGGACGGGCTGAGTTGGCCGGTCAGATCATTGCTAGGCAGAAGCCAATGGTGATACTGCTGTCGGGTACGCCAACGCCGGAGTCTTACTGCCAAATGTACCACCAAGTGTATGCCATCCCCGGCAATCCTTTCTCTGGGTTCAAGAACTTCTACCGGTTCGCTGAGGAGTACGCTGACATCAAGATGAAGAAAGTGAACAGCCTTTTCATCAAGGACTACAGCCACGGCAAAGAGAAGATCCTTGAGGCCATCAAGCCATACACGATCAACTACACGCAGAAGGAGGCAGGCTTCGTTGTAGACACCACCGAGGAGATACTTGAGGTAGAGATGAAGCCATCAACCTATAAGATGATTGATAGGCTCAAGAGAGACCTAGTGATTGAGGGTAAGGACGAGGTGATACTAGCAGATACATCGGTCAAGTTGATGACCAAGATGCATCAGATGTACAGTGGCACTGTGAAGTTTGAGAGTGGGAAGTCCATGATCATCGACACGAGCAAGGCTGAGTTCATCAAAGAGAACTTCGAGGGCTGCAAGATTGGTATATTCTACAAGTTCAAGGAGGAGTTGGAGTCGCTCAAGCAGATCTTCGGTGATGAGTTGACTACTGACTTGGACGAGTTCAATACCACATGGAAGAACATCGCGCTTCAGATTGTGTCTGGACGTGAAGGTATCTCACTAATGAAGGCGCAGTACTTGGTGTACTACAACATTGACTTCAGTGCTACCAGTTATTGGCAGAGCCGAGACCGGATGACAACGAGAGACCGATTGAAGAACCAAGTGTACTGGGTCTTCGCCAAAGATGGCATCGAGAAAAAAATATATCAAGCAGTGAGTGATAAAAAAGACTACACTATTAACCATTTCAAAAAAGATTTATTTAGTTTGTAAAAAATATGGAGAACATTGAATACAATAAAGCACGAGTGATCCAAGCGATGGTCAATGAGGTTATCGAGTGGAGGATCTACTATGAGCAAGAACTTATCGCTAGGTTCGCGCAGTACAATCAAGCGACTAGCTTCGCTGATTACCTAAACAAGAAAGACAATGAAACAAACGACGGCCCAGTTAATTCTAAACAAGTTCGATGAACTTAGATGGATAGAGTTTTGCATTTGGCTTAATGACAACCGCGAGATAGTGGCCAAACATAATAAGGATGATATCGAATACTCACACTTCAATGGAGCGTTGAAGTCTCAGTCGTCTGCTGATTATTTCCGCAGCACATACAACCCATACCTAGATAAAGTGATCATCACGAGGGTATGGAGTAGTGATAGTTGGCTTAATAGATTGATTCATAATAAGAAAGTTATCGGAGATTTTAGTAGTTTTGAAGAAGCGATGCATTTCGTGGAATCAAATTATGACCGAGCAACAGATACAATCAAAGAGAATCAAACAACTTGAGCAAGACGGCTACTACGTAATCAAATTAATTAAGACCAATAAGAATGGCATCCCCGACCTTGTCGCTATACCACCAAGAACTAAAGTCCTATTCAGTGAAGTCAAGACTCCGACCGGAAGATTGTCTAAACTTCAGGAGTACAGAATAAAGGAACTCAAAGAGCATGGCATTAGGACAGAAGTATATCGAGGATTAACAGACGAAGACATGGATCCTCAAAGGAAAAAAGAATCTGACAGAGCCGAGCGAATACTCTTCAACATCGAGGAGTGCCAAGAGTTACTCACCAATTTGTACGAAGGTTTGGTTGACAGAGAGTACGACGGCGCCATCATCAATGCACAGCAGGTGATTATAGAAATGAAAAATTTAATCAAATCAATATCAGACGATGATTTCTAACGAAGAAACTCAGAAGAAAAAACACAAAGCAATCGAGACATTCATATCAACATTCGGAGGCAGTTACCATGCGCAGACGAAGGGCGATATCGACTACAAGATATCCAAAGATGGAGAGTTGATTGCTTACATGGAGGTTGCCATCCGCAACAAGACCATAGCCACCGCGTACCCGTTGATTGTGCCGGCTGCGAGGATAGTTAAGTTGGCTGACAAAAGATTAAACCCAGTACTTATGTGGGCGTGCGATGATGGTATCATCTATGCTAGACTGAAAGATGTGGAGGCCCAAATAAAATGGGGGAGCATCCTCCCCCATCTTGATCTTGCCGAACACGGAGAACTAATGTGTTACTATGCAAAACAAAAGCACTTCAAATATATAAAATATTCTTGAGTTAGTCCGCGAAACCTTTGCCACCAAAGCCTCCGTTATCTTTATTGGTTCTAGTATTTGAGCGTTTCTTGTTAGATTCAGATTTTGATTCTTCTTTAGGAGTATAATTATAGTACTCGTCTTTCATCTGTCGCTCAATATCAGCCTCCTCTTTGTCTAGTTTTCGCTGCTCTGCATCGGGCGTACCCTCGCCATAGTATTCTTCATATATGTCAGGATAATAACGCTTCAAGTCTTCCTTGTTCAAGCCCATTATTTTAGACTCTTCAGATTTTCTTTTTGATTCTTCGCTTTCAACAGTTGTTCCGCTTCTCTTTGCATCGGCAAGTGATGAACGAACAATGCTATTTACTTCTGATGGAGCAAGACCTATGTTAGATACAATTGCAATTGGAATGAGCGTAGCGATGGCATCTCTGTCTTTCTCAGACAAGTACTTCTTGCGACCGTAATTATCTTCATATGATCCACCGGCTGCAAGCATAGACATCTCATAGAGTTGGCTTGCGCGAGCCCCAGAGATACCAAGAAGCCCCAAACTTTGGAAGAAGTCCTGCTTGTTGCCAGAATATATTTCGAGTCTATCTTCATCGCTTACATCAAGCGCATCTTGTGTTGCATCCAATACTGCGGAAGCCCCTATCTGTATGGCCTTATCAAGCAATGGAGTCGGAGAGAATACGTCCGCGACAGTACTTGTAAGTTGACCTTTTACAATGGCATCGTTTTTCTTCTTTTCTTTTTCCTCGTCGTCATCTCTACCCATTACGCCTTTTACAACTGCCGCGATAAGTAATGCTGATGCCGCGGATACTGCCCTAAACACAGCCATCTCGACAGCAAATCCCCCAAGGGATCTAGTTGCAATTTCTTTGTCCTCTTTTGTTGCTGTCTTATCCATAATCGTAGACAGATCTGAGCCAAGCCTTGCAGATTGGTTCATTCTAAATGATGCGAATGGCATAAGTACCTTTACAAACAACTGCTTACTTGCGTCCTTGTCAGATAAAAGCGCTCCGGCAAGATCAGAATCTGATACGTTCTGCTGACGGTCAACCTGACGCTGAGCGTAGTTTGCTGCTGTCTCATTAATCTCGTGTGTGCTATAGTCTATGCTTGCTGTATTAACGCCTTGCTTCTTGAGTGATTGTTCGTAGTATGTCATCCAAGATGCGCGAGCAATGTATACGTCGGGCTTAACAAGGAAACTCTTAAGCCACCAATTGTTTATTTTTTCAATCGCTTTTATCGCCTGCTCTGGCTTGCTTTTTGCAGCCTCTTCAATCATCTTGTTCAGTGATTCAATCTGAGCCTGTGATTCTACTCCACGATTTCCGATAGCGTATCCAGACTCGTCCATAAACTTTTGTTTAGCCAAATCAAATGTTGACCGAACATCTAAACCACCGGCATTGATTAGCGTGTTCATAGCGATAGGTGCAACCTGTTTGATTGGCTGCAGAACTCCGCCCAACGCCTGCCCTACACCAACTGAAGCAACTCTATTAAGGTTCTTGACTGCCTTAGAAAATTCATCGTTTGAGAATGGATTCTTATTACGAATATTCCTTACGTATAAATCTATTCTATTTTTAATTAACTTTTCGTCCCCAGTTCCTTTCATGATTCTTGCAAATGCATCTGAGTTCAATGCTGATTGCACTTGACGAATTGGAGCCGCCGTATTTATATCAACAAGCGCATCGTACATGGCGTTCGAGTTAGCGTTATCGAATGAAAGATCAATGTACCTGTTGGTTTTAGATGTGCCTTTACTTTTAGGTAATGATTCTGGACGAGTAGCCGCCATCAGAACGCCGGTCTCTTTCTTATATAGAGGTGCAGTACCACTGTTAACAAGGAAGCCCATGTCTTCTGTAGTGATGTCAATCTCTCCGGTATCAGAACTCAATTTGCTATATCTGTCTGGCGTATAGTTAATGTCTTTCTCCAGTTTTTTATTGTACACGCCAAGTGCTGTATCAGACAACTGTTCGTACTTATCAGACCACTCTTCTAGCCAAAACTTAACAGCCTCTAAGTTTTCTGGTGCTGCTTTGCCTTGAACTTGTTCAATGCTGTCTGAATCTTTTAGTATCTTGTCGTATACTTCTTGGTACACTTTTGCTTTGGCTACCTCTTGCTCGTTGCCTTTTTCAAGTTCTGTTATTGACTCTTCTATTAAATCTCTTCTTCTCTTGAATTCTGCTTTCATTTCAGAATCTGTGCCAATAACATTCCTTGACATAAATGCAACTAAGCCACGCTCGATATTGTTGAATGCGGTATTAAACACTTCTCCATTTGGCTTGAGTTTGTAGAACTTGTCTACATACTTATTGACGATGTTATTAGATTCGCTCTGTGCTTTTGACTTGCCATTCTTTAATGCAGTCACGCCCATAGCATCCTCAACCATTCCACCTTTTGTAAATCCTCCGAACATACGCTCGAATACAATAGGAAGGTTGGCTGTCTGCTCTAGTAGCAATCTTCCGAGTCCCTTAGACCAATACTTTCGAATAGGCTTGGCCTTTATACCTTTCTTTTCTATGGCACGCATCTCAGTTTCACCTTTGTACTTGGCATAAACAGCGCCCATCTTAGCCACTGATTGATTCTGAAGGAAGTTTATTAGCGCATCTACAGCTTCTAAAGATTCTTTGGGTTTAAGCATATTCAAATCCATATCCATGAATTCTCTTACTGTTTTCTTTTGGCTATCGCTATACTTAACTTCTTCATCGGTAAATACATCTTTGTTATTTCTGATTGAATCTTTAATAATTGATGAGTATACTCTGAATGCTTTGTTTATGGCTGCACGAATCAGTTTTTCATTGTCTTTTGTCAATGGCTTATCGCTATCAACCAACTCCATGAGTTGATCGTATGTCAAATCAGATGCATCAATGTCTAGAAGTTCCTGTACTTCGGCTTGTTTCTGGCTTAGTAGCATCTTCTGTTGAGCCTCCATTGCCTTGTTAATATAGTCCATGGCATCAGACTCTTTTATCATGTTGGCAAATTTCACATCTGCCTTACGAGTAGTTGACCCTTTGATTGAATCCCTAATCAGTGTCGCCATCTCATTGTACTCGTCAATATCCTCAACCATTGATGGATCTATTGCCGCAAACTTGGAGCCCAAGTCTCTTAGGTTCGCAAAATTTTCCTTGCTCTTTGATAGTTTTCGTATCTGTGAGCGTGTGTTTTTGGCTGTATTTAATTTGTTTGCGTACTCAGCATCAGCAAATATCTTTCCTGCATAGTCAATGAATTTGTCTACTGCTACTTTGCTATCCAAGTTTAGTTTACCAATCTTGTTGATTACGGCTTGGGCTTTGAATGCAGATATCTTTCCACTAGCCTCTATCTCACTAATGACTTTAGATAGGTTCTTGCGCTTCTGATTCATGTCATTCTTAGCATTAGTAGCAGACCTCGCCTCGGCTTTGATCTGGTCCTTCAACTTCTTCATAGCAGATTGAGCCTTGTCAACATCCTTAATCATATTAACGATGTCCTTTTCTTCAAGGTTGTTCTGCGTGGCTAGTCGCTTGATTGCGTCTTCAATCTTAATGCCTGCCCTCAAAAGTACTTTGATTGATTTCAATATGGCTCTTGCCAATGGTATAGCCATACCGCTGGATAGATTCCCACGTCCAAACTCCCCCAATCCATTATCCATGCTATCAAATTTGCGCAACATCTTTTTAAGATTAGTCTCATCGGTAGGATCAAGATCTTTGATATCCTCATATGAGGGCTCCTCTTCCTCTACTACTGAAGTAGGTTCTGCCTTAGTCTCGACTTGCTTGGCTTGTAACTTAGCAAGTTTTGCTTCGGCTTTTCTCTTTTCCTTCTTTGCTTCCGCTAGTTGATCGTTGTATTGTTCTAGGTATGTATCGTGCTCATCTTTGGCTTGCTCGATCTCTGCGTCAAGATCCTCCTTGGCTTCTGCTCTTGCATCAGCCGACATCTTCTGTCCTTTGAGAGCATCTCTTTTCTTCTTGATTTCTGCGAGTGCCTCTTTGAGGTTGTACTTGGTGTTTCCAATCTCTTCAATCGCATCTTCAATCTGACCTTGCTCGTAATCTATTGAATCCTCAAGTCTCTTAATCTCTTCTTGGTCTTTCTTCGAAACCACTGGCTCTACCTTTGGTGCCGCCTTTGGTATAGGCGCCGCTTTCTTAGGTACAGGCTTTGCTTCGGGTTCTGCCTTCGGTCTTGGTGCTGTCATCTCAGCATTGAGTTTCTTGTACTCGGCTCTGAGTTCTACAATCCTTTCTTCAATTTGCTTTGGTGTACGAGACTTGTCTTTGTTTACTCTTACATCGTTAATCTTATTGGTATACTCTTGACGCAATGCCTCTGGCCCTACGGCTTTCGTTGTGGGTTGTGATACCACAGCAACAGGCTTAGGTGCAGGTGCACTTTCTTTAACACTAGTAGATGGTTGAGTAGTAGCAACAGATACAGGCGTAGGCTTTACCACAGCCTGTACATCGTTATTCATTATACTTAATAACTCATTCACAGTATACTCGTGAATTATTTGTGAGTTTGGCGCCCATTCATATCCATCCTTCAACTCGATCCACCAAGAAACTCCTTCGTCATCTCTTTGTTTATATATACTATCTACTCTTGGGTCTTCTTCAATATCTTTAATGGTTTTTAACTTTTTAAATTTTTCTTCGGCAGCAACAGGCTTAGGTGCAGGTACCGGCATGTCTATACCTGCTTCTTTTGCAAACGATCTGTATTGGTCCTCGGTTATTGAGTAAGTTCCATCTCCAATTATGTAACCTGCAAGTTCTTCAAAGGTAAAGTCTTTATCGACTTGGCCACCTACGGCCTTTGTGTTATTAGCCCTACTAAAAGATGGGTCTACGTGTTTCCTAAATAAATTTGCAAACTTTTTAAATCCTAGGTTTCTAAATGCTTTGCCAATTTCATCTTTCATATACGCTTGAAAGAGTGATCCATCACTGGCGTATATGGCAGTTGGTTCCTTTACTGTCGATTGTTCTACAGCAACAGGCTTGGGTGCAGGTGAAGTAGGCTTGGGGATGGCCACAGGAATAGGAACGCTCTTAGCCTTTGGTGTCTTCGAAGACACTTTTGGCTTGGCTGTTACTACCGGTGCCGCTGGTAATACTGCTTGCTTTACAGGGAACTTAGCGATGTCTTCTTCGAGTATCTTGATGTCATTATCACGGCCCTCTACATTTATATTTTCATCAGGATTTTTATTAGCAAACTCAATCATATCCTTTGCACTTTGCAATGCAGCAAGGCGTGGATCTTGATCGAACAACTCTTGGTATTCGTATTGGCCCTTGTCTCTGTCTCTGAAATATATCTCGTCAGAGATTAAGCCATCTACTTTACTAAAGTTTTTCTTTTTGTTTATCGTTTCTTCGAAGTCTGTCTTTTCTTTCTGAGCCTGCTTGAATTCCTCGATAGCAACATCGGCATCATCTGCCGTGGCTATTCTTCTTTTGGCTCTAGCAATCTTTTCATCAAGATTTTGCAGAATCTGATCATCTTTCTCCCGACTGACTGGTTCCTTGACACGACCAATTGATTCGTTGATTGTCTTCAACTCGTCATCAACTCCCGGCAATACTTCCGTATCCTCGGGGATTTCAATTCGATCGAATACCGCTTGTAGTTCCTCGTCAGTGGTGGCTACTTCTTCTTTGACAACTTCTTCGGTAGGGGCTTGGACTTGGGCGTTTCCTTCTCCCACTTCTTGCAATCCCACTTGGGATTCTTCTGCGCGTAACACGCTTTCCTCTGTGCTTGGCTTTTGAACGGCATTTTCTTGTAGTGTTTTTATTTGTGAATTGATGGAAGCAAGTTTGTCCTTGGCTGATTGTGTCTTCTTGCCTTCGAATTTCTTACGCTCTTTTTCTAATGCGGTAATCTGATCCAATGTATCCTCATCTATATCCGGATTTGCTGAACGGACTTCCTCCTTGATGGAAGATGTCACCATTTTATCCTGCATCTTTACACTCAACTCTGGATCATTGGTTATTTCTATGTTTGAGTTAGCCAAATCTGTTGCATCCATTTTATCAATCATTTGATTGATAACTTCTGGTGACTCTATCTTTATACCATTGACACTATATGAAGGCGTCGGCCCTTTAGGCTTTGACTCAAAATTTTCTATTTGGCTTTCAATCAACTGAGCCTCTGCTGTATTGCCTTCCTTCTTGAGTGCTTTGGCTTTCGCCCCCATTGCATTCAACAGGAACCCCACACCAAATCCTATACCACCAGACTCACCTACTCCTTCGATTAGATCTTGGTTTATATTGTATATCTCTTGCGCAGTTTTGTTGGAGTATAATTGTTGAAGAACCTCAGTGGTCATCTCCTCTAAGCCACCCGTCAATCCTGCAACACCCTTGGTCTTAATATAATTTGTCACACCACCGGCTGTAGATTGGTTGAATCGTTTCAAAAACTGCATTACGGGAATCTGCTCTAGTACCGAGCCTACTGCAGCGTTCTTATAGAATGCCTCGTATGCTTGTTCATCTGTAGCGCCTGCTTCTTTTGCTCTGTCAAACTCCGATTGGCCCATGGATAACCCTGCGCTTATTGCACCGGGCCTCGTGGCACTTGATGCCAATTGTTTGCTCGCAGCAGCGATAGCCCCTCCAATAGTCTTTGGTGCAACATTTACAGCGAGCGATGTTGTTGCCGCCCCTGTTCCGGCTAGTCCTTCTGTTAAAAGTATAGCCGCTACTTGACCAAATGCTTGGGCAAATTGGTCTGTAAGAGTACCTTTAAATTCTTCATCCTGTGGAGTTAGTTCGTCAATGGCGTTATTGAAGTAATCTCCAAACTTTATTAATGGCTCACTGATTGGCCCTTTGCCAGTTGCTCCTTCGATTGCTGTGCCTAACGCTTTTATTGGCATTCCTATGAACCCCTTATACACCGCTTTATCAATTGCGGATACTACGTTGTTAAGAAATTTCTGTTCTGGGAGTTGAGGTTTGCCCTCGGCTTGTATTTCCTCTGGAGTTCTCATCCGGAAAGTCTCATCACTCCCAGTAAAAACTTGAGACTTTACTGGTACTTTTTCCGGTGCTTCTACTATTGCTTGTGCTTCTTCGGCTGTCCTCATTGGAGGCGCCTCAAACATAGGGGCAGTCTCAGGAACTCTTTGAGATCCCAAAGAAATACCCGAAGGCTTGGATTCCAAAAACGGGGGTGTTTGTTCTTGCTTTGGTTTTGCTTGCTCCTGCTTTTGAAGCCACAGAGGAACTGACTCTTCTTTTTTTTTTACAGGTTCGGACGCGCCTCCTCCTATCAGTTGATCAAAATCAACTTCAGATCCGGTATACCCATCACTTGCAAACAATCCAAAAGCATGTGTCTTTGCTTCGGTATTTGATTGTATTAATTGTTTGAACTGGTCGTAATTACCTGTGTATCCATCGCTTGCAAACAAGTCGAATGCGTGCTTTATTGCTTCTTCGTTCATGATTTAAATATAATTATTAATTAGTAGGGGGATTAAACTTAGATGCATTGTCACCTCTGAGCGCTCCAGATCTATCAGCATTGATTAATGTTTTTTGATCTAGGTTGGCAGTTACAAAATCTACAATACTTTTTGCCACACTTGCTGACCCCTTCCCTACTTTCAATTTGAATTCTTGAGTTGCCCCATCTTTACCGGGTGCCTTTATTTCTATAGCGTTAGATCCGAAGTCTGATTCTTTAGCCGTAAATCCTAACTTCGTAATAGAGTTAAGTATTTGAGGCACTGCCACTTCCTCCTCTTGGTTGATCATTGCAGGCGTTATTACTTTAGTTAAGTAATTCTTTGCCTTCTGTTGCGGAGTAATTGGAGCTGCTGGTTGAGATATGATAGATTTGGCTGAAGAATTCGGATTAAAAGCACCGCTTGGCTTGTATCCTGATTCTTTTATTGCTGTATTGACATCTGTAATACCGTGTAACGCAGTGGCTGATGCCAACCAAACGTCTTGAGGTATAACTTGTTGGTTTTGGTCTTTAAACTTAATAGTTTTAGATGACCCGTTGTTAAAAGTTAAAACGACTCCTGTAGAATTTCTATCTACTTCTTTTATATCTGGTATGATGTCTCTGAAATACTGAGCGGCAGCCTCTGAATCTTTATTGTCTCCATAATACAATTTGGCCGCCATGTTTAGATTATTTTTAGACCTGTCTTTATTAGCAGCAACACCCTTATAGTATTCTATTTCAGCAACACTTGGCCTGTAAACGTCCGGCTCTGTAAATACACTTTTCTCAGTCTTCTTATCTATGTAACTAGTCATCTGACTCTTGATATAAGCCTCCGCGTCCTTTATCTGTTCTTCTTTGAACTTGGGTGTGATAACACCAGATCCATTTCGGTTCTCCATTAAGATCAGATCACCGCTTTTGTCTGCATCAAACTCTTCCTTGCTATAGGTCGCAGTGTATTGGTTTCCTGTTCTAGGATTGACGTTCATGTTGTCCGCTAGGATTGAAGCCAATTGATAGTCGCTCGCCATGATCTTCTTGATGGTGGCATCCTCCCATTGAGTGTAAGTGTTTCTAAGTGTAGGGTCAGTGATGTCAGTAACTACGCCAGTTCTTCTGAAACTTGTCTTACCTAATTCACTTATGGTATTCTCTCCAAGTTGACCCACCGCTTGAGTGATGCCAAGTGGCAAACTATATGCGTCAATTTTTGCATTCACCCTATTTCGTAATGATTGTAGGCTCACGTAGTTCTTGCCCAATTTTTCTACTCCATCTTCTCCGACTTCAGGGTTAGATAGGTAGACCATACCATTGGTTGAGTTAATGGTAGGCACAGTGTTGGATATGTTTGCGAATGACTCGTTCAACGCAGCCAAATCTGGCTCAAGTCTAGACGACTCTGGCATTCCGGTTGCTGGATTTATTGTCCTTGACCTGTCCATAACTACTTTGTACTGATCTTGGTATTCTTTGGCTAAAGTAAATACCAAATTAGTTGAGTCAACGCTATTCTGCGCAGCCACTTGGTAGTCGCTCAACTTCATCTGACCTGACTTCAACAACCTATCAAGAGATAGTCTATAGTTCATCATGTCGTTGGCATAGTTGATCGTCCACGCAGAAGCAGTGGTGTTCTCTCCCTTTGGTGCATCAGCCAACGTAGTCATCGCCTCCCTAGTGGCAGCGTCGATGGCGGCTTTCTTTGCCTGCCTGTCTTTGTCTACCTGTATGATGGTGTCAGACAGACCCTTGCTTACCTCGGCCCAGTTGATCTGACTGTTGGCCTCCCGTTCGGCATATTTATAGTATGTCATTATCTTCCGTATATATCAAATGGGTTCAATGAAGATCCTTCGTAATATCCAGTCCCGGGTAAGTTGGTATTGAATGGTGTACCACCTGCTTGTGGTGGAACAGTGGTAAACATCCCCATACTTTCAGTCGTAGGGATTGGCGCCGGAGCAAATAGATTTAACTTAAGCAATTCTTTAATTGCCTTGGGGTCTTGACTTAGAGCGTCTTGAAACTGAATTGGTGTTTGGAATCCAACAATTGGATTCCCTTTAGCATCAACAGAAGTTTTACTATACCCCATACCAGCCAATGGACCGCCTTGCGCTGCCACAATATTTTGAATTTGCTCCTGAGTTTTGCCTGCGGCAAGCCCTTGCTTGATTAATTCATCGTATGCCTTGGCTCCTTGAGACTTGTAGTATAATGGTAGTGCTGCCCCTACTTGTCCTGCCGTACTTGCAAGTCCTTGAACCCCTTGCATTACCGCTGCTGATCTTCTTTCTTCTGCATCCCTCATCGCTAACTGCGCGCCTTCTGCTTCAGCCATGCTGATCTTAGCGGCGTAGTCTTTCAACCTAGCATCTTCTTCTGCTACCGTCATATTCAAGGCTTGAATCTGTTGTGTCTGTTCGCCTGAGATGTCTCTTTGCAATTCGTTCTGAGCCATCTGTATACGACCGGCTGTTGCTGCTGCACCTCTTTCGCTTTCGATACCAGCCTCAATTGCTTGAGCGCCTTGAACGAGTGCGGCCTCTCTAGCCCTATCGTATGGTTCTTTGGACAATGACAATGCTTTGTACACATTCTCTTCAGCCCTTCTTCGAGCCTCTTGTATAGCCTTGTCGGCTTCGATTCTTGCTGTTGTCGCTGCCTTGCGTTGCTTAGACGCTTCGCTAAAGGACATGCCTGTACCAGCGACTGTCGCTGCTATTCCTACTACTGTTGCTGTTGTTGCTGCCATGACTTAAAGTTTGATTATCATTTCTTTGTTATAACTATCCCCTTCTTCGTATCCAATTGACTTATACACGTTAACCAATGAGGGGTGTTTGATTAATGCGTACACATATTTAAACCCAAGGTTCTTGCAAGTCGCTGTCAATATCTCAATTAACATTAATAGCGCTTCCTTTCTCTCGGGTTTCTTTTTATATTGCTTGTTCGATATGATCCAATCCACCCATGCCGCGCTGGAGTTGGTGGTATAAAAGAAGCCGGCACACACAGGTGTGTCGTCATCCAATACAATGATACCACTCAAGCCACCTTCTGGTAGGAAGTCTCTTGCCGGCGCTGCCCATCCCCAATCACCCCACCATTTTACTAAAATGGTATCGTAATCTGTGGGTGTCAGTAGCCTAGCATGGAGTGCCATATACTTACAAAGATATTATTTTTTTAAGGATAACTTTTCATCACTTCAGACTCAAGTGTAAACAACTCTATTTTGTTGGTATTGTCATTGGTTAGGGTGAACACACAGTAGTGTCCAAGCAAGCCATGAGACTCCGCAATAGAGTTCTTTATGTACATTGTGTATGGGTCTTGGATCAAAGGAATATTACCACCAATGATGGTTGTATCTACTACCAATTGGTTTACACCATTCCTCAAGTCCACATTGATGCCAGTTACTTCACCAAACAAAATTGGCGTAGAGTATGTAGGTGGGAGTGAGTAGTACAAGTAATCGCCAATCGATATGATGCTACCTATCGAGATCAATGGAGAAATGGAGTAATTCACCAACACCGCAGATGGAAAGGTAGACACGATCGTCGCGCTCCGTCCGATACCATTGACAGATCTAAGTGGGTATTCTGCTTGACTTGCCGGGACTGTACCTGCGTTTCTGATGAACGCGAAGTACGCTTGCTCCTTCTTCTCAAAGTAGTTCGCCAAGATAAAGCCATCCGTTTGGATATCCGTGTATAGATCTACATCCCACGTGTCGTCCCCTTCGATGTTGATTGTCTTGAACAATTTGTTAATCAATGGGGACTCGTTGAATACACTTTGAATTGTAGATGGATAGTTTACGCCATAGAATCTATTGCGCGTAGCGTTTACGTTGTGTCTGTACAGATTACCTTTATTGAATGTATAGAAGTAATTGTTCATGCCGATCATAAAATCGGGATTGTATGAGTAGAACGATGGCCATCCTTCTGCGCTTGGACTATATGTAAGTGTATAATTTGGCATGTCTTAGTATTATGGGCAACCACACACTGTGAATACAGGCGTTAAGTTAGTAACTATTGAGTTTGTTTTTGCACATATCGTAGCCGTAGCACCCGGAATAACTGTAGTGCTCTGAGGAGCGCCAGCACAATCAAGGTAACTAACACCCTCGGTCAATAGTGTGTTGTTAGTGATGTCGTACGTATTACATATGTCGTCACAGGTTACAAATGGTATTACCGCATTGATGCTATCTACTGCTGTTCCTCCGCTAAAGGCAATGACAGAGTATACGCAATCCACTACACCGGTCAATGTGACAATGTCACCTAGGTTAACCGGGCTTGCAGATGATACAATCAATTCTTGTCCATCACCACAACGAGATATGCGATAGTTATTTCCATAAACGCATGTTCCGAACTGAACGATCACTCCATTCTGAACTTGGAACCAATCGTTTGGTGGAGGGCATGAACTTGGTGAGTGGTAGAAGCCATCAGGGAGAACAAATTCTCCGTTGACATCTTGGAATACCCAGTCGTAAAGACCAAATGTACCAGCCCCACCGTTTACATATTCCACAAAATACTGCTGATCAATAGAGTCGGCACATGCAAGAAGAGCACTTGTATTGACATCACTACTAGAGAAAGTCGTCAATGGTACGGGGCAAGCAATGGTTACATCAAACTGAGACAATGGGCACGCAGCGATTATATTGATTTGCATCGTCGTTGGTGATGGCGAAGTCTTTGGTATAACGATAAAGCATGGACCGGGGTTAGTGGCTGTCAAATCCAATTGACTTGACAATACATTAACAGTTTCAGGGAATGCAGTTACGGTAAACACTCCTCCATAGAATACATACTTATCTAATACGTGAGGGCTGTTTGCAACGATACCACAATCAGAAGCAGTTTCACCAACGTATGTTGGCAAGTTTGCTGCACCCGCTAAGTACCCAAAGTTTGTTGAACTCATCTCATTATAAACCACTCCATTATAGATCACCTCAACACCTAGAGGTACTGTGTATGGATCAAACTCAATAACAACTGCACCCGTTGATGATCCTAGTTCGATTGCTATCTCGTAGTATCCACCAGTAGCAGAGTATTCAGATATTGGGAATCCACCACAGGCATCCGCACACGCAGGGCAAAGTTGCTGAGGAAGTAATACGCAAGAGACTTGCTCTCTTACGATCACCCCATCAAAGTAAAACCCATCGGGTGCACAGAGGGCTAAGTTTGGATCAGTGAACACGGCGGTCGCTGACCCAAGTGATGGTCCGTTTAAGTAGTATGTTGAACTAGTTGCCATTTTGTTTTATTTTTATGGACATCCACAATCTTGAAGTACTGTGATATCGATGTCGCCTGAGATTACTATTGGACCCGTTCCGTTCTGAGCACATACGTTTGCCAATTCACCCGGAGGAATCATGATAGGTATGGTTGGTCCGCCCGCGCATGGTATGTAATCCACTTGCCCCGTTGTTACTCCGTTGTTTTGGAACTCGTAGTAAGAACATGGATCAACACAAGGAGTACAACTGCAACATACATCTTGTATGGTTGTGTTTGAAAAACATAACTCAACTGCCGCTGATGCTCTTAAATCCCAAATCAAATACAAGTAAGCATCCAATGTTCCAGAGTTAAATGTAGATTGGTTTGCGTTACCGCTTGTGGTTATTGGTGTAGCCAAGTTAGATGCAACGAGCAAGGCATTGATGTCAACAGAGTTGTTTAAGTACAATGTGTTTGTTCTCAAGTATCTGAACGTGTCATTCGCTACATCAAAATCAAATGTATCTGTAGATAATTTGTTTGAGATAATGCTAACCGTGCTGTTGTCTGTTGGTATATTACCCGCGCCTTGTGGTCCTGTACTTACATTGTATCTTGAAACCAATGGGCTAATTGTGCCAGAGATAAATGTAACACCGGCAGATTGCAATGGAGAGATGTAAGCACCATCTATATACCTGTATTGGGCATGGATAGTCTGACCTGCATCACTATTACTAGTGAGCATCACCTCGATTACGCTCATTATCTGCTGCACAGGGCAATCAACAGTCACTGTCAATGTAACGATGCCAGTGGTTGTGATTACTAGGCTTACAATGTCCTCACTGCCAGAGTTTTTATTGAAGCTCAACACCCCAGACGTATTTATGAATCCAGTCTGATAGATGTTTGAATTGTAGTCAGCCTCGATATTAAACGTAGCACCCGGATCAACTGAAGCGGTATAGTTTATATTCAAGTTACCAACATATGGACCTACGTTTACGCAGTAACTAAATGTTGATCCGCCCGGCAAGAAGAAACTAAACGTCTGACTCACTCCGCAAGCCAAGCATTGTTCTACCACAGGAAGGTCAATTTCATTAGAAACCAATACGTACTCATTCATGTACGGATCATACCCTCCAAGTTTCTGAGTGTTGAATGCTGAAATGAATTCATCACGGAACCAACTCCTCATTCCCAATTCAGAAACCACGGCTAACTGATCGCTCGCATATGAGTCACCTCTCAATTGTAATACAGCACCGCGCTTTACATCGGTAAAGTATCTATCGTAACCCCACTGAACATAACTCTCTGGGTTAAAACTAATACCATAGTTTTCAACTTTAGCCACCTGATTTCCTAATACTTCTGGAACTGATGTAAGCGCACTACCTGCTCCGGCATCAGATAGAATGTTCTTTCCTACAAGTACATAGGATATTTTGTCCTCTTGAAGAACAAGCATGTCCGTTCTGCGGCCATCCAATATGTAGATAGGCCCGAAGGAATCTTCCAATGCTTTGAAGTTGAGTATACCTAAGTTAAACTCATTCAGCCTATTGAGATTCGATTCGTCATTATATATACCACTATAGGTAACGTCAGCGTAGCGATCTACCTGTCTGTAGTCTTGCTCTGATACCGATGTTACTCTATTGCCTAGATTGAATGGTCTTCCAACGACAGAGTCTCTGATTTTGTAACTCTCTGCTCCGTTACCGAAAGCAAAACAGTTGAAGAACTTCGTGTCTACCACGCCAGCAATCCCCAAAGCAATATCTTGATTCGTTACGTTACCACTATGGTTGCCATCTATATCGATTGAGAAAGACAAATCGTTCTCAAAGAATACATCTGGTAATGCATCGATTGGCTGCGTCTCAAATATTAAAGTGGTATCTGCTCTGAACACCTCAACGTTGGCGGTGATACTAGACCTCCTCTTAGTAGCGCTGAATGCACCAGAACAACTGTTCGTTCCGGTAACCAACAATAGTAATTGGTTTGATAAAAGGTCTCTATAGAATCTGTAATAATTGGTACATAGCGCAGTGGGAATATCTACGTTGTTGTTCGTTATTGTTGGGATGTATTGGTTATCTACCGCGCAATTGTTTCCGCCAACATCACTAATACCATCATTCAATATTGCTTGCACATTGTCTCCGTTCCACCAATCAACCATGTTGTCATAGTTTGCCGATGCAACCAATGTTTTATCCAATGTATAGATACGCCTTTCACACTTTTTATTTCCGTCACCTGTACCCAAACGCTCGAACTTGAAGTACAAACGAATCCGACTTCCAGCGGGTACATCGTAGTCCACATATGTAGATGTTACTGTGTCAAATCTGTTCATTGGGTACCCAAGCAATGGATACTCGTTTGCATTATCTTGATTGACTACTCTTTTGCCCGGCGCAATGATAGCCAACTCATCGTTAACCACATTGAAACTGTTCGGGTTGATCTTCATGTAAACGCCTGATGGCACAGGGAGATTCACCGATGGATCCAATGTGCTTGGTATGGTGATGAAGTCCGCTGCTTTGGATTCTTTCTCAAGAACTGTAGCGTATACGCATTGCTGAGTAGGGCCAGTAGTGTCGGCCTTTACAATTAATCTGTCTCCTGTTTCAACTTTCTTTGAATTTTCGCCTTCCAATAGGAAGTACGCATCATTTGAATATGGGTCAAGAAAGAATATAGATGTGTAAATGGTCTCATAATTTTCTTCATCGGGCTTGATTACGAACTTGTATCTCTTTGCCCAAACTGGCGCTACCTGTGTTACCGGTATCGTTACGTATATAGAGTTCTGATTTGCAGAGTAAGCGCAAGGGATGTGAGTGGTGTTCTGCTCACTAACCAATGCAGTGGTTGAGCGATTAAACTCATCCATGTACACAATACCAATCTCATAATCCCTATTACTATGAAGGCTTTGAGGATTGGCAATCTCTTGGAATGTGGCTTCAACAAATGTAACCTCGTAGTACTCATAGATTTGAACTGTTGGAGTATTCGTGTTGTCAACGTATTCTATTGCCGGTAATTGAAAGCCAATCACTGTACTAGCAGGGCTTGTGATAACAGCAATAGGCTGGCCAACTGCACTGATACCACTAGCAAACTTAATCAAAGCGTCCAAGTTGTTAGGCGCTGCGCAGTTCACTTGGTCGGTAAGTGTTGTTCCATCACACGATGTTTCTGTACCGGGGACAGAAGAGAATACAGGCTTGATATTTCCTGTTGTACCTACCGCTTCTTCGAACTCTGGACTTGTTGCTAATGCATAAACAGATGAGTACGAAGTAGATAGGTAGAACGAAAAGGTTAAAGATATGTTTGTGGTGGTCTCAGATGGAACAGGAGAACCACTAAAAGATTGGTGATTGAATGTAAACTCTACGCTTATTGCAGAGCCTGCCACTAGGTCGGCACCTACCAAGTCAATCTCAAATATAGAAGCAGGGATCGTTTGAACCCCATCAATACTGTAAGTACCTGTGCTTGTAGAATCTAGGATTTCTGTTTCACCAATTATCTCAGTTACTAAACTAGTTTGATATTCCAACTTCACAGGAAAGCCATCTTTATCAATCAAGTCATAGCCTTCTACGTAGTTACCGTACATCAAGCGGTTACCCATTAATGTCTGAGCCTTTGCTAGCAATGGCACATTGTCATAGAGTCTGAGCAGTTCTGATGTAGGCAATAGAGTGAAAATCTTGCTGTTGTTAAAAGTGAATGTCACATCCACATTGTCACCGGTAGTCTTGTCTAGTCTCTCGATAACGCGGATCACGTTTCCGCTCGCTTCTTTGAATAGCAAATCAAAACCAACTACTAACGGACCTCCAGTATTGTATGTAACCTCCACAGCGTTCGCTCTGTTAATCATTCCCTCGTTTAGATAACTATCTATACTAAATTGAAATGGGTTCGGTAGAAACGCTGGTGGTGAGAACTGAGACGTTGCTGAATACTCTCCATCTGCGTACCTATATCTATAAGCAAAGCAAATAAACCTCGTTTGAAGGAAGTTATCTTGACCGCCAGTCACAATAGGATTGATTGTTGGAGACTCAGCCGGTGGCTTTTTTACAACAAGGATTGACTCAGCACTGCATTGATATTCATTTGTGGAAGGGTCTGGATTTGGATACCCTCTGCGTACATTGATGAACCTTGGTGGGTTGTAATCATCCGTAAAGAACAATAAACTCTCATCAAGATTACCTGTCTTTACTATATCAACACCAGTGATTAGATATTTTGGATTGAAGTTTAGCGTGGTATTGTCACCATTAGTATCATCGATGCTGATGATGTGGTAGGTTAATATATTTGTTAATACATTAAAGGAAACAATCATATCAAGTTTACCGGTGGCACCAACTGGAAAGTTGGAGTCATGAATAAACCAATAGATGGTTTCTTTCTCTCCATCAGCAAGTGTTCCTATACATCTGGCATCTGCACTCAATGGCGTGCCATCTATGTAGGTCAATGTGGTCAAGGATACGTTACCCTTTGAGTTCTCTATGACACCTATCTCTGATTGCTCAGTGGCACCCATACGAACATTGAGAGCATCGATATATTGCCCGTCAGGAATAAGGCGTTCATCGACGGCCTTATTCATTTTACCTGCTATGAAATTCCTTGTAGTGTTCGCCATGTTACTTTATCCACTTGTCCATGCCACGAAGACTCATCAATAGTCTGCCGGGATGAATGTTGCTCAATCTTATTTTTGCGTTTCTAAGTAATGCAGACTTTTCTTTTCTTGCTCTAGCCACAACGTACTCTTGTACACCCAACTTTGAACTAAGTATCTCGTACTGAATATAGGCATACACATATTTTTCAAACAACTTATTAACAGTTATCAAAGAATCATCTCCGTTCTCCCTACCATCTGATACATACTCAACGATACATTGTTGATCTGACATGTCAGAGTTGAAGTTGATTACACCTGCCTTCTTGTCGATGGCGAATGTTGGGTTGAAGTTTGCTAACTCTGTTTCTAATCCAAAGCGCGCGCCGATGCCATAGTCAAAATACCAATTGCCATCAATGTTCCAACCCTCTTGCCCGTCAAACATTGCGCCCGGATTCAAGTAGATGTTTCTCTTGGTTCCCTTCAAGCGCTCCATGTCTATCTGAGAGTTCTGTGGTTGTAATATATTCCCGTTCTGATCGAATAGGATATTGGCTTTACTATCTTGCAAGTAAGCGCTAGAAGAAAGTATCTGAACGTTCTCTGTCATTGGTCTCAATAGACCATCTCTGAACAAAGAAATACGTACCCAATTGACAAAATCGCTAGGGAGAATGTACCTCAAGTTACTACCAACGGTAAGTTCAAGGACTTTAATCTCCTTGAATGCATCGTAGTTCAACTCTTGCACCGCTCTCTTTGCGTGGAATAGTATCCGATACCGCTCCTCGTTGTTGACTAGTGAGTGGTTGCCCGCATACATCAACTGAAAGTTCTTGACGATATCTTGTAGACTTACATATTGGTATGAGCCCCAGTTCTCATTCTCTGGAGTAGCACCGCTGTTTTCGTAGTATTGATATTGGGATATATAAGCCATGGTTTATGGTTGTTGTTGGGCTTGTTGTGTCATTCCGAATTGAACTACCTCAGTCTCTCTGATAGACATACCGGCGTATTCCAATATCTTGGTAGCCAACTTGTACTCATAGTCTGGAGACAATTCAAAATCTTGGTAGTCGGGTTGCGTCTGATCAAATACAGGCTCACCACCTGCCAAACTAATGTATGTCCACTTTGGAACAAATGGGTATCTGAAGTAGTTGGCAATCACTTGGCCCGGAACCTTATAACTCACAGGTGTGATTGTCATTACATTGGCCTGCTGTGTGTATGTAGGGAATAAAGTTGATGGGGCTGTGAGCATTGACGTGTTCAATAATGTTGATTTTGATTGTGTCAATTTCTCTGCCTCTGTCGCTGCGCTTGCTTTTAATACCAAGAAGTTAGCAGGAGTTGTGGTGAATATGTTGTTGTCCAACAATAAAACTGTGTTGCTAGAAACCAATATTACATTAGCCACTGTATTTGTGGTGGTATTAACTACTACATCCCCGGCAACAATTCCTGCTGTCGTGAAAGTAGCACCACTATCAACCAACTGAAAAGATACCACAGAAGTGTTGGCTCCACTGTCTAGCACCGTTGGATAGCATATAATCTTTACTATCATATAGTACTCATCGCCAGTAGTGGTCGAACTTGGTAGCAAAAACACGCTGCCTGCAAAGTTTTGAAGAGGGTTGTTGGAAATAAAAAGTTCCATCGCTTCTTCGTAAGTTCTTTTTAAGTCTGCGTAGTCAGTACCAGACTCGCGCCTGTTCTCCATCGTGATGACTTTGTTGTAGTCAAAGAACATCTCTTCGTACAATTCCATCTGTGCTTGACTAGCAAACAAGTTGAAGTCTGATGGAGATATATATCCGTAATTGTTCTTATTCAATATGGACAACACGGTATTTCTTACTTCATTAATCATGTTATTGTTTAAAGCAAAGATAAACAAAAAAAAAGAGGGAGCGTTTGCCCCCTCTCATTGATAAGAAATAAAGTTTATTAGATCATCTCTAGACTCTTGTCTAGAAGTTTCAATGCATCAATACCTTCGTCGGTCTGTAGGTACAAAGTAACCTCAACGTAGGGATCTGATCCGAAAGGAATGTTGATCATCTTCTTCTTGCTTGAAGGAGTGTTGAACCAAACTTCCTTGTTTCCGTTTCTGAATGCCAAAACTTTTCCGTCAAAGTACTTGCGTACATTGGACTCTAGTTTCAACATCGGATCATTGATCAAGTTCAAGAATCCTCTTGGATCTTGCTTGGCATAAATCAATACATCTCTTTTCAATTCGGCAGTACTCACGACCGCTGGGTCTTTGCCAAACAAAACTCGAGATACATTTTCCAATTGATCGATGGTTAATGAACGTGCTTCAATCAAAGCGTCCACTTCTTCATTCAAGAATTGTACTTCTGACTGAGCGTCTTTCTCGTGGTTTACTTCCGCGAATACGGTGTTCATCATCGGATGATAATACAAAAACTGCTGAAGGACTGGGTTGTTCTTTGGAACACGAAGCATACCATCTTCGAATATCACAGGCTCAATGAGTGGATTACCATCTTGCTCATCCTCGAATGGGCTCTTTTGGTTTATCGCATACCTCAATGGGCGGTTAGTATTTGAGTCTTCGTCAAAATACAATAATGGGAATCTCCTAGTACTCCTTGAGGGAATAGTAAATGAAAGGGGAGATGAGTGAATTAGTTTGTAGACTTTGTCTACGGGTGTTGCGTTTTTTTTCATGATATAATTTGATATGATTTTTTACTTTTTAAAAAGGAGAGCGCCGTTGCCAGCACTCTCCAGATTAAATGAATCAACTTTTTTTATTTCGTTAGTGATTAAGCACCGTAACGGAACAATACGAAGTTGTTAGCACCCAAGGTACATACACAACGCTCAGACAAGAAGTTAACTTCCATAGCATCCAAGTCGCTCGTAGCAGCACCACCAGCAGTACCTGTGATCCAAGCCCTATAACGACGATCCTCTGTAGCAGTTGCTCTGTAACGAACGTGCAAGAAAGGACGCTTAGCGTTCTTACCCAACACCTGATCGTAAACAGTTGTAGAACCAGCAGGAACCAACAATCCAGTGATAACGTTTGCAGTACTTGCACCTGTAGTAGAAGCAGTCAAACCACCACGCATTGTAGGATCGTTTAGGTATTTCCAATCTGTCTTGTAGAAGTCATAACCACGACGGAATCCGCTGAACCCAAGGTTCAATGCCATGTTCACGTCGTTCTCAAACAAACCAAAAGAGGCAGCGTTAGCAGAACCTGAACCATTGTAACCATTCAATGTAGCCAACATGTCGTCGATGTCGAAACTGAAATCACGATTTACGAAGATTACGTTCTCTTCGATAGAACCCTGTTTGTCCAAACGAGAAACGATAGAATCAAAGTCAGCCAAAGTGGTTGGGTTACCACCGCCCCAAACGTTTCCACGGTCGTTCACAACATAGAACACACCTTCAGAACCTTTGAAACCAGCAGCAACGGCACCAGAACCAGCAACAGCAGGAACTGCTTCAATCATAGCGGTCTCCAAGTAATCTTCGAAACGCAAACGAGTCTCGTGCTCAGACTTCAAGTACCACAAGAAACCAGATGCTCCGTTTTCAGTAGTAACTTCAATCCATCCGATCTGAGCCATGTCAGAACCAGATACAGCATACTTGTCCTTGATGATGATAGGGCTGTTGTCGAAGATTTCATCTTCTGCTTCCAAAGAACCTTGCATTCCGTTAGTTCCTTTTTTGAATTCAGAACCGTAGATGAAGATAGTGAAAGTGTTACCAGAAGATGCGTTAGTCATACCGGCTGCTTCGTAGAAAGCAACATCGATAGTAGCAGAAGCAGTGTTAACAGCAGTAATGATACCTTTGTTCTGGGTAGGACCAGCAACGTTAGGAGTGATCACAACAGTTTGGCCTACACGCAAAGCGATAGTACCAGCAGTCAAACCAATAGCAGCACGGTTAGGAACCAATACATCGTTGATAGTGAAAGTTGCGGTATCGGCTGCAGTCAAAACAGTTGTAGTACAGTTGATGTACTTAATGTGCAAACGGCCTTGTTCAGCCCATTTGATCATATCTGAGTTTGATGGCATTTCGGCGCCAACCATACGCAAGAAAGAAGAGATAGTACGATTACCGTAACGCTCAAATTCTTTCTCGTAAGTATCAGGAAGATACTGGTTCAAGAAGTTGAAGTCGGTAATGTAGTTAGTAGATAAGGGAACCTGCTGCGCACTCGGCTGCAGCTGAAAGGTCGGGGTGGATAAAACTGCCATTGTAGTTTAGTTTAGTTTTTAGTTTTTAGATTTTTTTGATACTTCGGATTTTTAAGCCTTTGCCGGCATCAGGATCAACCACTTTAACCTGGAACCCGTCACTCGCCATCGGCTGGGGTGATTGTCTCTCGCTCATATTAATGTTCTTAATTCTGCGAGTAACATCATCAGTCGCGGCTGATCTGCCTTGTTCATAAAAGTACTTGGCAAACCTTTCGGGATTCATTGCTACCGCTAGCGCTCTATGATAACCTGTTGCATCATTGATCATCCCATCTTTATCCAAGTACTTCGATATGAAGTTCGTTGGTGTCAGTTGGGCTTTCTTCAATTCAGCAGCATCCCCCGGTGTAAATCGTAAAACTTGGTCGTCTAACTTAAATTCAAAACCTTTGAACTCATTGTTAAATACCTCGTCGGTCTTCTTTGAAAACCACTCACGCTTACGCTCGGCTTCTTGATCCATAGTTTTTGCCTGCGATATATATTGCTTGTAAGCCTGCAATTCTTCTTTTTCTTCTGGAGAAACGTTCGCCGTACTTGACTCAAGGGGCGTTTTGTATTTCTCTTTTTGAGAGTTGAAGTACTGTTTGGCTTCTGCAACCATTTTTTTCTTGGATAGTTTGGCTCTTCTGATAGTTGAGTCATCGTCCAAGTCCTCATTGTATGAGTAGTCTTCCATCATGACATCAATATCATCATCATCCAATCCATCCTGTGTGGCCTTGAGGTAACTGCGAAGGACATTGTCAGGCTCCATTGTATCGAAGTCTTCCTTCAACTTGATGAAGTCTTCAAAGCCTCTGCCTGTTTCCTTGCGGTAATTCAAGTAGGCTGACACATCCGCGGGCAATTGCTCGTCGGAACGTTCAGCCACCAAATCATCAAAAGAATTGATTTGCTTGTTGTAGCGTTTGCTAATATAAGAAAGAACGTCTTGCTCTTGAAGTTCAGCCTGTATCGGTTCGGGAGCCGGTTCGGGATCTGGTTCTAGACTTAGAGCGGGATCAACATTGTTGATTTGCTCTTCGTGTTTCTCTAGCAACTCTCTCTCGAGTTCCTGTACTCCTTTGGCCTCAATAGCCTTTACTTCTCTTACTTGGATTTCCATTTTGATTAGATTTAATTTTTACAAATTTATATATTTTTTTCAATATCGTTTAGCGAGGCTCGAACACCGACAAATCAAAGCCGTCCAAGGTATCTTCACTAGACTCGAAGTTGATTGGAGGCAAGTCATTCTTGCGCTGATTTATTAGCTTCGATTGCTCGCTGTTCTGCTGGCTTATTCTCTTTGACTTAGCATCTTCTTTAGATTTCTCTCTATTAGAGATCTGCTGCTCGTCCATGCCAGCAAGAGTCATGTTGTATCTGAACTCCTCGGCCATCAACTGCTGCTTAAGACCTGCCTCTGCCTTCAACATCTCAATTTGGAAAGCCACCTCGGCTTGTTTGATCTGCATCTTGGCTTGGCTTTCTGCTTGAATCTTCTGAAGGGCAGACTGTGAAGCCATCTGTTGTAACTCCATGTTCTGCTGTGCAGTCATCTGTTGCTGCATCATAGCCATCTTGTCCTTCTGCTCTTGCAACTTGACACGCTTCACCTTCAGCAATTGGTTTGCCATCTTAAGGTTCTTAATCTCACGGATGTCAATTGCATCCTCAAGATTGATGTCACCCTTAGACAAAGCCATCTGTATGTTGGCTTCTAACTGAGCGCGTTCTTCTTCGTCCGGTGCTATCTCCAAGAAAATACCAAAGTCATAAATGTACAAGTCCTTGATTTCATTTAAGATAGACACATTGTACTTGCCGATACGACTGATGAAGTCATCTTTGAAATCAGCGTACTCAAGAATGTCAGCCACACGATAGGTCAATGCTTCCGCGATTGATCTGAATATGTATAGACCACCCTCTAAGATGTGGCGAGTTGCTGTGTTTGAATTAAGCGCAGCCAACTTCTGTAAGCCAACCAATGAGTTAGGGTCTATACTACTACCATCACGGGCCTCGTTGAGTCCGGTGGCGGTGCGTATCATGTCCATGTAGTGGTTGTAGTTTGCGATTAGCATCTGCGTTTTAGCAGCACCAGAGTTGGAAGTCAACTGAGTGATAGGCACTCTTGCATTGTTGAAGTCCCCATCTTGGGTGTAACTACGACCGATAACACTACCTGTTTGGAAGTACAATCTCAAAGCATCCTCTGGATTGTACGCGTTTCCTGTACCAAGATCCACTTCGTTAAGACCATCAGCATCAATGAATACACCATCAGGTACTGTACGAGCGATTACTTGTTGTAACTTCAAGTGAGTCAACTGAATCAAGTCAGTGAAAGGAATCATCCTACGCACCAAAGATTCAATCGCTCCCTTGTACATACGCGGAGCGCATGCTACATAGTTAGGTAATGCATGCTGAGAAGAAGACTTTGGACGAACCATGTTCTCGGACATCTTCCACTTAAGCAAGTAGTTTGTCCCCATGACCATGACACCTTCGTACCAAACGTCGATAGTTTTTTCTATACGCTCAAACTTCCCATCCTCCATCATCTCTGTTGGTGGATTAAAAGTATCTTCTTTTTCAATGTAACGAACACCACCGCCCTCTAGGTACTTCTTCTTATAAACAATCTTCTTAGTGGTTTTATAATTAAAATATAAAAGGGTGGTCGTGTCTCTGAAGAAAATGCTGTTCTGATAGAACTGGCCTACGTTGTAGTAGTCGTACCAGCCCTGACCGCTCTTGGATATTTCTTCTAATTCTGTGTTTGTTAATTTAGGATCTATCTTCAGTAACTCTGTGATAGGTACTGTTTTAATCTCTCCCCAATAAAAACAATCTTTAAAGTATGGGTCTTCAGTATAACTGTAAACCACGTTCGCTGGGTCTACATAAGATACTTCAACGCCAGATCCCAAAAGGAATTCATGTTTTGCTACACCAATACCAAGTACGGTCATATCATAATCGATACGCTTTCTCAAGTCGAGATACTTGTTCTCGTCAAGGATTGTATTGATGGCTTCCTCTTCTGCAATCTCAATGGCCGGCTTATAATTCAACTGCATGTACAACGACAACTCTTCGTCATTGTTTGGCAATTGCTCTGGATCCATGGTGAATGCATTGATACCTGTCTTGCTTTGGATGATTTCCAAAATGTCTTTAGACACCATCTGAGATTCAATAATGTCTTGGTACTTGCTACGCTTGGCTTGAGACATTGCGTCTTGGGCGTAAGCCTTTACCTTAAACATACGATCTGACATACCGTTCACAACGATATCCACAAACTTTGGGATAATGGGAACCGGAGTCCAATCTAAGTTCAAATAAGAAAGATCACCATCAATGGCGAGTTCGTTCTTGTATTTCTGGGTGGACTGCTCTCCACGAGCATAGAGTCTAAGTCTATGAAAATCTTTCCATTGGCCATAGAACCTACACTGATTTCCGTCCTTACGGAACCATTCGTATTGTATAGCCTGACCTATTTGTAGCCCATACTCATCTGATGCTTTCTCTGAGTCAGAGACAAACTGAGTTGGGAATCCTGTTGCAGTTATGTTAATTAAGACATCCTTCATCGAATGAGTTCACTTGTATTACCTTGGTTTGTGTACCTAGCAAAAGTAATGCTTATTTTTGATTCTTTTTTTTCTGGCATATATAGGTGTTTCTGATTTGCCATGATCGCCAATCCCGAACTAATAGATGCATCAAACTTGGTTCTATTTGATATGTCAAACTTGGCCCAATCCTCTAGCGTTTTATTGAATGGCATTGACCCAATCAAATCCGGATCCCTGTATTTACCCTCGAAGTCAAAGCCAACGTGCTTCTCAATGTATGATTCTATTGCTGATGCATGTGACTGCCTAACGTCTTCCGATGAGTTTGGTATACCACCCAACTCCCTTTCAGTAGCAGATAACTTATGAAGTAATTTGACGGGCCTGTTGATACTGTATCCACGGTACCCCC